CTTGATATTGAGCTAGAGGCGCTTGCTGCGCTTGCAGTAAACCAGCGCGTTGAGCATCAAGCTGCTGTTGTCGCAACTGCTGAGCTTGACCACCAATAGCTTGCAGACCCGCTACATCTTGAGCGCCTGCCTGTTGCGCTTGAGCGCCTAATCCAGCAAGCATGCCACCATAACCGGTTTGCGCTCCGCTTAATGCTTGACCAGCTTGCGCCTGCTGAGCACCGATTTGACCGTATTGACCGGCCAAGGTTCCAGCAATATTCATTCCTTGCTGTCCTGCCTGAGTTCTTGCAGCGGCCTGTTGCTGACCCAAACCAGCTAATTGCTGACCAAGACCGGTTCCAGCGCCAAATCTTTGTTGAGCCGCCCCTGTCATTAAACTGCCAAGCTGTTGCTGTGCGCCTAATTGTTGTTGCGCCTGTTGCCCCATTTGGGCAGCAAGACCCTGTTGGGCCGCTAACTGGCTCTGAGCGGTTTGTTGAATCAAGTTTCCATAACCTTGACCAGCCGCCAATTTCTGACCAGCCGCCTGCTGAGCCATTCCTGCGACCTGCTGACCGGCCCCAAAACGTTGTTGAGCACCTTGTCCCAACATTCCCGCCAAATCTCTTGATGCGGCAAGTTCGCTCGCTGCTCTTTGTTGTCTTGCTCCGGCCAAACTTTGAGCAGCACCCATTCTCTGCTGAGATGCTTGTGCTGCACGATCAATCAAACCACGCTCTCCAGCAAGCTCTTGTCCTGCCAAAGACGCCAATCCTGATGAAGCTTGCCTTTGAGCCTGCCTTCTTCGTTCATCTTCGCCTATAGCCGTCTGCTGAGCGCGTTGAAAGCCTGCTGAACGCAATCCGCCAACTTCTTTGGCCAAACCACGGCCCATGGCCTCAGCTCGCTCCTGTGCGCTTAAACGCGCCCTAGAGCCAAATGCCGACTCTCCGCCGGAAGCAATATCACGCGCATACTGCGCCATATCCTGCTTCGCCAAGCCTTCAGAAGCGTCTCTAATAGCTTGTTGAACCACCCTATCCTCGTAAGGATCAAAGTATTTCGAGGTTTGAGACTCAATGTCCATCGGCTCCGCAGTGGTTTTTTGAAGCTCAGTCCTAGCTTCTCCAAGCTGACTGCCAAATTCGCCAGTGGTTTGCGCTTCAGCGCCTAGTTGTCGAGTCAAATCCCGTTCAAGACGACTGATACCGCCTGTTAATCCTTGCTCGGCCAAACCAAGCCGCGCTCGTTGAGTAGCGCCAGATCGAGCAGCAAGTTCTTCTGATCGTGATAAACCACGCGAAAGATCTTCTGCGCTTCGCATGCCCATGCCGACGGCATCGGTTATATCGCGGCCAAACTCGTCGTAAGTTCTTCGTCCTTGTTGCCGAGCGCGAGCGAGATCCATCCCAAAATCTTCAGTCGCTCTTCTGGTTTGAGCAGCTTGCTGTCCTAATCGTTGAGCAAATTGACCAACCCCTTGTTGCGCCATTCCAGTAATATCGCCAAGATCCCCTCGCAACCTCTCTTCGGCTGTAATGGCTCTACCTCGACCCTCTTGAATGCCGCGCATAGAATCTTGTAAAGCTCGATCTCTCTGATCAAGTGCAAATCGAGCGCCTTCTTGAGTTTGCTGCAAAGCTTGCTGAGCGGCTAAATCTTGACCAGCAAAACCAGCTTGTAAGGCTTCGATACCTTGCTGTCCTCGTTCCATGGCTTGCTGAATAAACGGCTGTTGAGTTCCAATATTTGCGCGAGCAAGTTCTTGAGCACGAATCTGATCAGGGGATAAGCCTGCAATCTCCTGCGGAATAACAATTGGGCGGCCTTGGTCATCAAAAAATGTTCTTTCTGCCGCCCTAAAAGCGCCGGGTATAAAACCACCCTGACCATCCAAACCAAACAATAATTGCTGGGTAATTGGGTCCATTTGCTGAGTGTTTTGCTGCACAGCAGAAATGTAATTTGAGGCGTCACCGCCTTCTTGAAATTTTCTGACTCTTTGCAGTTGTGCTGGGGTTAAAATGCTCATGCCGCTTTAGCCCTCTTTGGTTTTGGTTTGTCGGCAAACTCGGCAAAAAGCTCCATCATCTCATACATTAACTGTGTGCCTTTCTCCCGACTTTCTCCGCCGTTGGGCGTTAACGTGATGATGCCTCCATCACTTTGCAAGTCGAATGAACCAGCGCCGCGTACTGCTTGGCCGGTCATAACAAACTCGCCATCACTTAACATTGCCGGGATGTCGTCGCTGGTTTCTGTTCCTTCGCCGTTGATGCCGCCGTTCTTTCGTTTAAAGTCTTCAGTGGCCACATTGCCGCCTTCAGCGTAAGCCATAGGGACCATGCCGCCATAACGCATTTGTTGCGGCATGACTGCGCCACCATAGCGCATGCCCTCTGGCTGCTCTTCTTGAACTGGTGCTTGTCTTCCGCCGCTAAGCAAAGGCATTGGTGATGGCAGTAACCCATAATCGATTGGATCTGGTGCAGCTTCTCCAGCGGCCTCAGCATCACGCTTCGCCATCTGATAACCGCCATATTTGTTCATGGTCATGGCTGGCGTTAATTGTACGCCTCGTCGGTTTTTAGCTTCATCATAAGCAAGCTTTGCGAGAACTGCCGCGATACCAGCGCCGCCAATGCCGCCTAAGTTCAAACCGCCACCAGAGCCAGAGCCGCCAAACAGTCTTGAAAGGGGATTTGTTGCTCCGGGTCCGTAGACATCTTCTAAGCCGCTTTTCCCGCCGAAACCAAGGTAATCGCCAATGGTTTTAAGCCATTGAGGGGTTCCGCCGCCTTGGGCTTGCTGCTGATTTCCGCGCTGGTTTAACGCTTGCAATATTTGCTCTGGAGTAGACCCCGCAGCTTGCATATCGAGTATTGTCTGTTGTACCGAAGTCGGGCCTTGACTGCCATCTCCCTCCGACTGATATACCTCATCAAGCACGTCGTATGGATCTCTTCCTAGCGTTTGCCCTGTTTGTGCAGCCTGCTCGTAGGAAACGCGCTGCATTATCTCATCTTCTGTAAGCCCCGTTTGCAACTCGACATCCATATACGCCCGCTCTTGAGGCGAAGCGTTGGCATACATCTCCTCAAAAGTTTGAGGCACTTGGTCAGCATAGTTAGTAAAGCCTAAAGAATCGCTAATCCCGCCAAAGAAATCTCCTACACGACCAAAGCTACCAACTCCATCTTTCCCGCCTCCAGTAAATAAACCGCCTTGGTTTCCAGCGCCGCCAAAGAAATCTCCTACACGACCAAAGCTACCAACTCCATCTTTCCCGCCTCCAGTAAATAAACCACCAATACCTTTGCCTATATTACCTACCGAAGAGCCAATGTTAGAGAAGCTTGCTTTCCCTAAACTGCCTAAGCCCTTCAAAAAACTTCCACTACCGGCTTTGCTGATCGCTCCAATATTTTCGCCAATAGATCCGCCGATAGCGCCGGGTCCAGCCACAGTCAAAAGCGACAACGGATTAGCCCGACCTTTTGCAACGTCATAAACGGTAAAAGCTTTGTTCGCCAACGCCGCAATCGGCTGCCAAGGTCCGGGGATAAACTGAGCAACTTTCGCCAGCGGTTTAACGACCTTCTTAACAACTTTTTTGACGCTCTTAGCTAACTTTTTAAAAAAGCCAAACTCTTCCAAGCCAGTAATAGGGTTTAACGAAGCAATACCGACACCAACAACCATGCGAGACGGGTCAATGTTCAGCTCTTCAAATTTCTTTTCAATTAAACTTTCAAACTCTGGATCTTCAAAAGCTTCAGGAGGAATAATAACCTCACCGGGTCTAACGTGAGCAAGGGCTGTATCTTCGCCTCGACCAGCTTGCGCTAATTGGATTGCCATTTCAGCCATAGGCGCTTGAGAACCAACCTCTGCCGCTTCTGCAAGATGCAGGTATTTGTCGCGCTCGGCAGGATCTTCTGCCTGAGATGCTTGTGCCATCAACTCTTCAATAGTAGACCTTAGCGCATCATCAGGGTTAGCTTCAGCTTCAGCCTGACCCTCCATCGCTTGCATAAGCATTTCTTCTTGGCTGACCTCTCCGCCTTCGGCCATTTCCATCGGCATAGGAATCGGCTCATCACCCATTAAGTTTTGAATTCTTTGTTGTAGTTCTGGACTCATGGCGTACTCACCGTTACGTTGCCCAACGCGCTCGTCATTTGAACGCCGGTTGGGTAGGTTTGATGTTCATACAGATTCCTGAGCTGATTACCATCAAACGCTTGATGAATTGATTCGGACGAATTAAATATTATCGCACCGGTTGCAAATTGTAACTGAGCAATTTGCTCATTATTAAAATGCGGAGATATCGTAATATCCACTGCACCTAAGTTTATCTCAAGAATCCGCACAAGGCGATTGTAGGTGTCTTGAGTAACAAATTCCTTGAGTTCGAGGGGTAGCCTCGTCTCCAGAAGCTTGCTCATCTTCTACCGCTCGGTTGCAACTCGACACGGGTAGCGCCAAGTCGCCACTTATAACCTTTTTGGTTCAAATCTGATGCGTCATCGTCAGATTCAAACCGGAAAACCACTTGTCTGCCTCTTGTACGCACATTGCTGAATGTGCTTGTAGGGGTAACCTTAGTCGTTGAATCGGTTGTTAAAGATTGACCGGGATAATCTCTACGTTTAACCACAATGTTCATGCAAGGGTCGTTGCTGACCGCAGCGTCAGTGACAAAAGCCATATCGGGAATGATCTTCTTCATGAAAGCAAAGTTTTCGCCAGCAGAAATATCAATGTCCGCCGACTCGATATAAACATTTGTCATCGGATCTAAATCATCGTCATAACCGGTTTCATGGTTATACAAAAGATTGTTGCCACTAACTTTTGCGGCTGCTATTGGCAAATCTTCAATACCAGCATCAAGCCAAGCAAATCGAGTCAAAGAACCGTTCGCCCAAATTTGCTCTTGGTAGTTGTAAGTGACATACCGACTTATCTCGCCAGTCCCATCCTCTAAACTCGGATAAAAGAACCACATCTCATTATATCGACTGTTTACGCTCATAAAGCACTTGAACGCTTGCCCAAGGTCAATGTCGTTAAATACATATTCTTGTACCGTACAGGGCAAGCGCTGCACTGAACCGTTGTAAAAGTTAAATCCGGTTTTAGAAGCAAAAAACACGCCACTTGGAGAGTTTGCGGCAGACTTGGGCGAAAGCAGGCCAGCACCTTCATTGACCAAGTTAACAGCAAAAGTTAACGGTGGTCCGATAAAGTTCATTGAATAAAGCGATGTATCGGTCCAAATCAAGATTTCTTGCCGAGACTTTAAGCCGCCTACAATAAATGAACCAGATGAAAGCCTAACGTCACCCGCGCTGTTGGTTGCAGTAGGTTCAAACTCAAGCTCGTCTTCTGCGGAAGAGAAAGCAACTAGCATTGGGTCGATAACATTTGTCCGGGCGTTACCCGCTGTATTAATAGGATCGGCCCCTAAAATTACCAGATGTCTGTCAGTTTCGCTCGTAATAACCTGCAAGCCAACGGTAGGAACCAAGTTAGCGCCTGCTCTTCCGCTAAGCTCGACGGCTCTCGTTGCTACACCGTCATTCTCAATCCACTCGTAAATACCAGCGCCACGGGGATTTATGATTAAGTTTTCACCAAAATTATCATGCGTCCAAAGCCGTAACTGGTTTACAGCCGAGATAGCGCTGGCAGATCCAAAACCGCCAGCTCCCCAAGTACCGACGCCCCAGCCAGAACTGCTAACGTAAGTATCGAGACCAACATTAATTTGATAAGCACCGACAACGCTCGATCCACCATTGCCGGTGTCAGACGCATTCGCAACAAGCGTAGCGCCTGAAGTATCTTTTGCAGTAATCTCATAAGTATTCACGCCTGTTACAAGCGATATTTGATATTCTTGATTAAGGGCAGAGGCAACAATGTTGCCGCCCAAAGACACCGCTCCAGAAAATGTTACAAAATCGTTATTAACCGCACCGTGGTTCGCGTCAGTAACCGTGATCGTTGACGAACCGTCAGTTGCGCCAAATGTGACATCTCCAGCGCTGGTGGTTGTCCTTATAGGTGTAACATCGAAATAACTATCACCCTCTTCGATGTAGTATTTCCAAGTAGAACCAATACCAAGGAATCGAGTCCCAGCCAAAGATATCCAAGAATGCAATGCTCGACCAATCCCAAGAAAATATTGAGACCCGAGCTGAAGCCAGCCGCCGATTTTTTCAACGCGACCTTTGCGGAACCGTATCAAGTTGCCATCGACCCAACCACCTTTAGCGGAGTAGTCGGTAGCCTCCTTGTTGATACCCGGCTGAAAATCTAACTGTTGAAGCGGCATCGGCCACTACGCCAATCGAATAATAGCGCCGGTCGCCGTAGGAGCCGGGAAAACGACCGTAAAGTCGCCTGCGGTGCTGGTTTTATCACCACCAAAGTCGATGGCCGCAACAGCTTTATCGGCTTCCGTGTTATTGTAGATTAGACATCCGCGAGCCGTAATGGTTGCCGTGCTGAATGTTAAATCGTTAAAATCACACACAGAAGAAGTGCCTGTAGCGAAAGGCGTTACGTTTGTTAACGCAGATCCGCCAGCGGTGTAATTCGTCCCAGACGCTTCCCCAGTAGTGACGTAAACCGTAGTCCCCGCACCCAGAGTCGCGCTGGAAGTGTAAAGAGCCAACTTAAATGAGTCAGCACCGTTGGTAAAATTGTGTGTTCCAACAAGCAATTGTTGCTTGAAAGAGGTACAAATTGCAGATGTGATGGCCATGTCACAGCTCCTTGATAATGTTCGCCATGTCCTCGTGACCTTGCTGGCGCAGCTTGTTTGAAAGGGTCACTCGGTCCGATCTTATTGAGTTATTCATCCCTTGCAATATTACTTGATAAACGTGGCTTCTGAAAGCCTCCGCTTGCTGCCGAATATGAGGCGCTGCCGTCGCACTTATACCCACAATTTTGTCTGTCACTTGCTCTGCCCAAAACTCAGGGTCATGACCTTTGTTATGGGTTGTAGAAACCATGACATTGCCTAGCTTAAAGCCTATGTCGTCTTTCATCATCCCTTGTATGGCTCCGGCGCTTTGGGAAGATCAATTGTTTCGAGCTTATGTTTTTTGATCATCTCGCTCATCATGGACCGTGGAAACACATGCCATTCGCCATCTTGCGGCATTGCAACCAATGGATCGTCCAGACGATGATAACCATACAGCCGCTCAGTCACACCGACATTGCTATCAAGCAGTGAAGATCTGGGTGATGCGCCAATGCCAATGCCGTTTTCAAGGCATTTAGAAATCCAAAACTCAACACAAGCTCGACCAGCTTCGGCAAAATGAATGTTGTGCGCGTAGCTAAAATCCAAACCAAATAAGTCTATATGACCGACTTTGTTCCAGAAGGCAAAGCCCATTGCGTATGCAACGGTAGTATTAAAGTAAGCACACTTGGCGTCTGTCATGACCTCAGCGAGCGGAAACTCAACCAGAGCAGGAACTCTTTCGTCAAGCTGGCAAGAATAGATTGGCTTATCAAAGGTTGGCAGCAACCTTCGCATAACGTCTGTCTGGTTTCCGGCGTCTTCGGTATCTAAATACCGGCTTGCCGGGTCCATCATGAAAACTCGATCACAAGCAAAAACCGATAAGGCGCTGTTGATAACCCAGACCTCATCCCACTGTTTGCTATTTTCCATGCCAATCACATAGTCAATCTGGCTTGCGCCTAAACCGATTAATGCAATAGTTTTTCCTTCAAGACTTTCAATCTTCTCCATCAACTCACCCCTGTCCGTAATAGGTCATAACGATATTCGTCTCGCGTATCACGACCTTCGGACAGGTTTTTCATCCGACCGATTGCTGCCATGAAACGCTGTTCCATATTGGCAATCACATCGGGAGTTTCTTTTAAGAAGACAGCGGCTTCGGCTAACGTGCCATAAAGCAAAGCATCTGGATAGTCTGTGCTGAGCAGCGTGGTTCCGCTCTCTGCGCCAGAAGTGAGCGAGGCAGGCTCGTACAGATAATGCAGCTCTACGCTGTAATCTGCATCAGGAACCGGCGACAACTCAAATGCTGCGTCATCAAAATTACTATAATACTTTGGGCGACCTCTGCTAGAAGATGCTGGGTCATATTGCTTCAGGAAAGAAGGATGCTTTAGCAGCAAATAATAGTACGTTCCATTGTCAATAATCGCCAACGAAAACGGCGCATAAAAATCAGTAGGTGTCGCTAAAAACCGATTATTTTGCGAGGTTGTCGCGGTCACATTTTTACGCTGCTCAGACAACTGAACCAGCTTAAAAATCCTTGTCTCCGACTCCTGTATAAAAGTGTCCAAGTTATTATTAAAAGTCGTTTCATCGACCTGCAAATAATCCTGAACCGCAGACTTCAAAGTTGCCAAAGTGAAACTCATGATGTGGTTACCTCCACGTTGC